ACTGATGATGTCTTAAATGAATAAATCTCCATGTAGGAAATGGCGCGAAAAAAAACGGTATACCAGCAAGGTAGGAGAGAACCTCATTATATAACTTAATATTAGATATAGTTCGGTGACTTCCATCGTGTATAACAGGAAAGAGTGAATATGTGCCTAATATTGACAACGGTATTGTATAATAAAAGCTGTATTTATATACTACTCTTAGTATAATAGATGTTATTATAATAGAATATCCCAAGAGAAAAATTAGTATAGTTGGATACGCAATAAAATTATCAGGCATCTTATATACATTTAATTTTTCATTAGTTTTCATATAAAATAAAATGATAAAATATTTTTGGTAAAGATGCGGCAAATAATAGATAGTTTTATATATTATTAGATTAAGTAATGAATTTAGAATTAAAAAAATTTGATATGAGGTCAATTCCTGACGGAAAGGTTATAGTGTTTGTTGGAAAGCGGGAAACCGGTAAATCTTTTCTGGTAAGGGATTTATTATACTATAAACAGGATACGCCGGTTGGATGCGTTATTAGTGGGACCGAAGGTGCTAATTCATTTTATTCTAAAATTGTGCCGAGTATTTTTATCCATAATAAGTTTGAAGATAGCGTGGTTCACAATTACATGAAACGCCAGAAAAAAGTTGTTAAGGCAGCAGCCACAAATAGTCGTGTGGATCCGAGAGCGTTCCTAATACTTGATGATTGTTTATATGACCCTTCCTGGACAAAAAATACTGATATAAGATCTTTATTTATGAATGGGAGACATTATTATAGTATGTTTATTATTACAATGCAGTACTCGTTAGGAATTCCCCCCAGTTTAAGAACTAATATTGATTATATTTTTATTTTAAGAGAAAATATCCAGGCTAATAGAAAACGCCTTTACGAACAATATGCTGGTATGTTTCAAAATTTAGAAGTCTTTAATCAAGTAATGGACCAATGTACCGAAAATTATGAATGTCTTGTAATTAACAATAACGCTAAAAGTAATAAGTTAGAGGATCAGGTATTTTGGTATAAGGCGAGCGACCACAGTTATTTTAAAATAGGTCATCCGTCATTATGGCAATATCACCAAGATAATTTTAATCCTCGTCACGATGATAGCGACGAAGATGAATTTGATATTAATCGAGGGAGAAAGAAAAAAGGTACGTTAATAAATATTAAAAAGGTATAAGATATTTAAAAATAATATAGAATTAAATGTTTTTAATTCGAAATTATTAAATATTTAAAAATTAGGAGTTCCTGTTTCAAAATCACCTAATAATTTAGAGAACTCGGTATTAGAGTTCGCAAAAATTAAATAATTTAATCCACTCAATAATACACCCAATCCAACTAATTTAACCAAGGTTAATTTGTCGGTTTCCTTCTTTAATATCTTATTATGAATAAGATACACACTGATCGTTAAAATAACAGATATAACTAATACTACTATAAAATTCATTTAATGTTTAGTTTATTTTATTTTTAATAAATTACCGCATTTAAAAATCAGCAGCATCTTCAAAAAAACTAAAGTTATTAACAAAAGTAGTTTCCACAGATGTCGTATCTTTTAAAATTGACATAGTTTCAATTACGGTTTCTGTATCAGATTCACTATCACTATCAGTATTCACTCGGTTCTCCTTAGTTAGATTAGTTTCTTTTTTAATTATCGGAGTAGCAATCTCTTCATATTGTGTTTCTGTATCATTTGTATTATTAACTTCCTCATATTGTGTTTCGGTATCATTTGTATTATTAGACGCGACATGATTTTCTATATAAGGTTCCTCCGTTGTTCTGCTATCAAAATTTTCAGGTACTAAATTCGCAGTATCTACATTATCGGGAAGTTCATCAGAGACCACTATTTTTGAAAAATCTTTTGTTTCCGATACAGTTTTTAAATTATGATCAAGTTCGTATTTTAATAACTTTTTAATATTTGTTTTAGTTCTTTCACTTACAGTACTCGTTATATCTTCATCTGAATAATCAATAAAGTCTTTATCAATAAAGTTATTCCCTAAATATTGCTGTAACACTTCTTTTATTGGGAGTAATTTTCTAATTGTTTCTAATATAGATTCTTTAATTAAATTTTCAGCCTTGATTAAATTACGTTGTAAGTCTAGTGAATTATATCCGGTGTGAAACAACCAAGGTTGTCGCCAAAAGTTTCTGGCACACTGGATGTATATCATATGAATGAAATATGTAAGTTTAGGAACATTTAAATCTATAGTATCTGTTTTATTTTTAGATTTAATTGAAATTAAAATTTTCGCATGTGTAACAAATACTGCTGTTACTAAGTCTTCTAAATAATCACAATCCGAGGACTCTTTAATTAGCGTAACTTCTTTATTTATCTTATCGTCGCCCCATTTAGGAGTTTTAGATAATAGAGTTTGAAAGGTCTTAAGTGTATTGAGTTTATTTGATTTAGAGGTTTTTCGTGATGTATCATAAACTGATTTCAATCCTTTATATACAGGTCCAATTAAAACATCTGTTAACCCCCTTGTATATTCTTGTTTTGCGTCTGTTAATACGGCTTTTGAATACTTATCCATTTAATTATTCTATAGATAACTTATAAAATATTAAAACGCATTAAAAAATCTGAACTACAATTTTAATTTAGAATAATATGTCAATGCCTGTAAATATGAATCCGCTAAATCGTCCTGTTTTTTACTTTTATTAAAAAAATCTACCCAAATATTATTTTTTTTATACTTATCCAAAAAATATTTTGTATACTCTACTGACAAATATTTTCTCTCGGCATACTTATTTTTCTTATTACATTTAACTTCAGGTCCATCATATATTTTTAATTTAGTGCTTGGATTAAATAAAATTACTTTATGATTAACATTTACTCTCTCTGTTAAAAATAAAAAAAAACTAAAAATTATCATTTGTACAGATTTCATACGAGGATTTTTTAACACTGGTTGGTTTTCTATTACAACATAGTCTAAATTATCTAAATTTTTTAAGTTACTCAGTCCCTTAAATATATTTTTACCTAAAAGACCTAAATCTACCCTATTAGCATGTATCTTTTTATACTTCCGTATCTTTTTTTTCGCGTAGTTAGATGTTAGTTCTGCCTGACATGTTTTTAAATTACAAAATCCTAAGACGGTCTCATCTTTCAGAGTAACTTTATTACTAGCAACTTTGTTACATAACTTACCTTTTTTTGTTACACAGCACTTGAGTTGGTTATCTAAAAGTTTTTCAATTGAATTTATAACGACCCATTCAATAATTTCATTACCTGAGCTATCACACTTAACTATACAAATTGCTAAATTTTTTATTCCTACATCTACTGATAAAATAATCATAGTTATACCTATTATTTTCTCTTTAGTATTAAATTTTGTATTTTGTTTCATATTTCCCCCTATCCGCAAAATCAAAATATACTAAATACATAGTGTCTTTATCCTTCACTTTAAAACCGAAATCTTTTAGCCTCAGTGGTTTATAAAATCCAAAAAATATATTAACTTTATTATAATTTTGTAAAGTTTTTAAAAATTGTTTAGTGCTATCAGGTGTTAACCGGTTTAATTCCATCGCTATTTTCTTTATATGTTGTTTTTTCCAATCCATAATAACTTCTAATTCTAAATTTTCAATTTTACCAACTACATATAAAAAATCTCTAAATAATAAATCCATCTGTTCCGGAGAATACGTATGAAAATAGGTTTCTATACCGATACTAAGCATATATTTATGCATAAGTTTAATATGTTTATCCGTTATATTAGCTATAAGAACACTATTACTTTTAGTAGTATTATCTATAACAATGGAAAGACCACCTATATAAATGCTTTTTATATACTCGTATAATTTATCCACCGTAGAATATTGTAAATTTAGTGTTAAATCTATTGAAAAAGGGGGTCGGGGAGGAGATTGAAAGACCTTTATTATATTAACGGACTTTTTCATATGTAATTGTATTAGAAAAAAATACCAAAGGGTATTTACTACAAATACGCATATTATGATAAATAATTTTTTCTTGAAACTGCGATATAACTTTCTTGGGCGCCTACTAAAATTTGCTTATTACTTTCTACGATTCTTTTACTAAAAATTGCGTTACTTCCGTCTTTATCAATCATATCCAATGCTTTTAGTTTAACTACATCGTCACAAAGTGGAATTAATTTTAATATATCTCCTATAGGTTTTCTTTTATAATCCCCATCAAGACCCGAAATAATTATAATTTTTTGAAATTTTTCTACATATGTAACAAATTCTAAAAGGTCATCAAAGAAATGAGCTTCATCAATAGCAATAACCTCGTATTTATCAAATTCACTTGCTCGCGTAAAAGGCATTAAATTAGTAAGTTTCATTGCTTTAACTGTTTTATCAGAATGGGTTCGGACACTAAGTCCTGTCCGTGTATCGAGAGCACTGTTGATAATAATTGTTGGTATACCAATGGCCTTATATCTACTTGCCCTTCGTACAAGTTCAGTGCTTTTGCCACTATACATACATCCTAAGATAATAGAAATTCGCGTTTTAACCATTTTGATTTAAATATTAAACTGTAAATATAAATCAAATTAATTTTATTACTGAAATATGTAAAAATATTAATATCCACCTTAAGATTAATATCTATTACTTTAATAAAGAGTTATGTCTTCGGTAAAAAGACTATATAAAGAAATATTTTATTTAGATAATTACGTTAATATAATAAGGGGTGTGGATATAGTAAAAAAAAATACCAAATTTTCCCGAAGGAACACTGAATGTTTTTACAAGTTAAAGGAAATGGGTGTGGCGGACATAATTTTTACCGAGAAGAGAAATTTATTTTCAGAAACGGGAGGGGTTTTGGCGTTAGATTTAATTTTTAAAAATAAAAAACGTAATATAGTTTTTTCATTAAACGGTTATCCATATCGGTGCCCCCGAGTAATATTCAATAACGACACTGATATTTATTGTAAAATGTATAAATATAATAAATATTTTGATATTACCAATTGTATATGTCGCAATAGTATCGTATGTAGTAATAATTGGCATATATATTTTTTGCTATCAAATATAATTTTAGAATACGTTACCTATTATCAAAAATATATCTCAAGAATAGAGGACAAGTATAATTGTAATCTGTATATTTGCTATTGTAAATTAGGATTTTACTTACCTATAGCGGATTTTTTATAGCGGATTTTTTATAGCGGAGTTTCCAAAGTTTATTAAAAATTTGATTTATCTTAAGGTTTATCTTTAAACTTTAAAAAAATGTCTACGTCCAAATATTGCTTGGAGATTTACTGCGATGAGTGGCGGATGAGGGAGTCTATTATTGAAAAGGCGAAGAAGGATGGTAAGACGGTACTATACCATAATAATCATACCCATATATCTTCTGGTACCGACTCGGGAATAGATATGTTTTGTGCCGACGGCGAGGATATTTTACCAGGAGACACATCGTTAGTTGGTCTTGGAGTAAAATGTCGAATGGTTGATACAACTAATCCCGGCGCGACGGTCGGATATTATATGTATCCCAGGTCAAGTATTTATAAAACTCCTCTACGCTTAGTGAATTCTGTCGGAATTATTGACAAGGATTATCGGGGTGAATTAAAGGCGCCTCTTCAGAATAACCCCAATGTATCAACTTATTTGGTAGATTTTACTACGGGAGTTGATGTAGTGGAGAAGTATACTTATACAATTGAGAGTTACTCGCGTTTGGTTCAGATTTGTGCCCCAGACTTGTCGCCACTATCTATAGCATTTGTAAATGAATTAGACGATACCTCTCGTGGTTCGGGTGGATTTGGTTCAACAGGTATTTAATATTACATATAATAAATTTGATAATTATTATAGTATTATTTTATTATAATAAAAATGGAGGATTTAGTTGAAACTATCAAAAATGATAGACTCCTCGGTCACATGCTATCAATGATGGGGCATAATAATAAATCCAGTGATTTTGCCGTAAATGATAAAGTAATTATTATGTCTCCTATAGATACATGGGATACTAATATTAAACGTGGGATGGTGGGGAATATTAATAATATTATGCATAGATACAAAGGAGAACCGGCCGAACATCATGAATTTTGGGTTACAATGTATAAAATTTATGGGGGGGGGAGTGCGAGGTTTGAAACATACAGTATTCTGAAATACGACGAGGTGGAGAAGTTCGTCAAAGAATGGAAACCCACAGGTAAATAAATTTGATTTATTTGTGAATTAATAGTTTTTTATTAATTATAATGCTCTGCTACAAAGCGATTGGTGAAACCACTGGTGAATTCGCCGCAAGAATTAGGCGCAAACATGGATTATCCCCCGATGTAAAGGTAGCTATATGTGGGAAGTTAGACCCACAAGCAGAGGGTAATACATATGTTTTAATTGGCGACGAAACTGTAAAGATGCCTAGATATTTAGAATCAACCAAAACATATGAATTTTTCGTAGGCGTGGGCGTATCCACGAAAAGTGACGATATAATGGGAGAAATTACTGCGACTGCTACAATTACAACAACTGAAATAACCGCGATTAAAGATTTTATGAATAATTATATTAAAAACCTAACAACACAGCGATATCATCCAATTTCCGCTAAAAAAATCAGAATAGGTTCCGGTAAAAAGAGACCGCTATGGTATTGGCATAAACAAGGGGTTTTAACCGATGCGGACTTGCCAAGTAAAGCAGTGGAGGTCTTTTCATTAACAGATAATTCTTCTCCAGTTACGTTGGATTTTGATAAATATATGAATATGGTTCGTTATAGATTAAATCTAATTACTAATAGAGAGGCCTTTAATATTGACAATATTTTAAAAGGTTGGGATAATATTAAATTAAGTAAAATCGTTCTCATCCCATATCAAATTAAAGTATCTAAAGGATTTTATGTAAGAATGATTTCTAAAGAAATTCGCGACCAATTGAATATCCCTGTCCATATATTTGGCATAAAACGTCTTAAAGTGGAAAGGACCCAAAGTTAAATAATGCGTTATGGTGACTATAATCAAAAATATTTATAAAGGGTTTTATATATATTTTAATATTTTTTATAAATAACAGTATTATAAAAATATATATATATTATATAAATGGCATATAATACAATAATTAATCCCAAGACTGGTAAAACTTTATCAATTTATGGAAAAGAAGGCAGTTCATTAATTAATGGTTACTTAAATTATTTAATTAAAAATGAACCAGTATTACAAGTAGGTGGACAACCCGTTGGACAACCCGTTGGACAACCCGGTGTAGTTAATATTATTAATGATGGATGTGACGCCCTTCATATTTTAGGCAATCGTTGGAGAACAGAACAGTTTATAACTGAAATAACTGAACAATTAGAATATAGTGACGTTCTTGATAGTGACGGGGTGGCGCCAGCAAATTATGTTAATTTGTTAAAAAAGGCACTGTCCGTTCAAACAGATGCCACTCCAGCTGAAAAAAAATTTATGGCACTGATCATTCGCACATTAATAAAGATGTGTCCAAACGAGAAAATGACATTATACAAACATGCCGCAGAAAATACAACTTATAACTCAGCAGTCTATACTATAGAAAAATTCAATAATGAAGTTGGTGAACGGGGGGTAGAAAATACTGCACTAATATCGGAGTTCCATATATTAACAAAAGCCCGTCCAGAACTCACTGATTATCCATTTAAAACAATAAACGACTACGTAAAAGAATCAATAGATAAGTTATCAGCACTTATATTGCCTAAAGAAACATCTTTAGATCCCAATATTGTAAAGGAGGTTGCTCATATGCATGAATTAAAAGTTTATTTAATGGACTGGGGAAAACATATTGCCCAAGAAGGAGTTAAATTACCGAGTCCTCAACCGGAATAGATATAGTTTATGTAATATTATATTTTTCAAGTACTTTCTTTGGGAATAATTCTAAACGATGCGAATGTAGTTTTTTGTAACATTTAGATATAGTTACTTCTGATATCTTACAGGCACTCGCTACTTTTTTTTTAGTAATGTTTTTATCGCATAAATTA